CCTGGCAAACAATATCATACCGCCGATTGCCTCCGGAATAAAAACGATAGGAGAGTTTTTCGGGAAATTACCAGAACCGGTACAAAATTTTGTGGTTATACTGGGGGCTGTGATTGCCGCCTTTACCACTTTAGCCCCTGCCATATTGGCCGTGATAAACATTGTAAGTATGTTAGGCGTGGCAACACTGGGGCCGATCATCGGAATCATTGCTGGTGTAGCTGCAGCAATTACTGCAATTATAGCCATTGTGAAAAACTGGGGCGCTATATCGGAGTGGTTCGGAGATTTATGGGTAAAAGTGAAAGAAAAATGCTCCCAGGTGTGGGAGTCAATCTGCTCATTCTTTACCGAAACGATACCGCAGGCATGGGACAGCCTGGTGGCAAAATTCCAAAGTATCCCGGAATGGTGGTCAGGAATCTGGCAGCAGGTCGGAGATTTCTTTTCTCAGATCTGGGAGTCAATCTGCTCATTCTTTACGGATACAATACCGCAGGCATGGCAGAGCGTGGTTTCATGGTTCCAGGGCATCCCGGAATGGTGGTCAGGAATCTGGCAGCAGGTGGCTGATTTCTTCTCAGGAATCTGGCAGTCCATGATGGAAAACCCTGTGCTGTCATCAATCGTAACAACCATACAAGATTTGTGGCAGAATGCAGTCACTACACTGCAGGGCATCTGGTCCGGTCTGACGGAGATTGCATCAGGAGCCTGGGAGCTGCTGAAAAATACGATACTTGCACCGGTGCTTTTGCTGATCGACCTGGTAACGGGAGATTTCACTCAGCTGGCGTCCGATGCACAAAATATCTGGCAGAATATCCAGGACGCTGCATCACAAATCTGGTCCGGAATACAGCAGGTGGTCACATCATTTGCAGAGGGATTGGTCACTCATGTGGTCACTCTGGTTACAGGATTTATGGACACTCTGTCAAGTTTGTGGGACATGATAAAGCAGACGGCACTCAATACCTGGGAAAATCTGAAAAATTCTGTGGTTCAAACCGCAACAAATTTGAAAGATTCCGCAATTCAGGCGTTCCAGAACCTGAAAGAATCTGCATACCAGAAGTGGCAGGAAATGAAGCAGAACGCACACGACAGCTGGGAGAATTTAAAGAGCAGTGTGGTTCAAACCGCACAAAATCTGAAAGAGTCAGCGGTGCAGGCGTTCCACAACATGGTTTCCGGAATCGGAAACGCACTGAGCAGTCTGGGATCAACTGTGCGGAACGGATTTTGGTCAGCAATCAGCTTTATCACATCACTGCCAAGCCAGGCGGTACAGTGGGGACGAGATTTCATAGACGGAATAGTTTCCGGAATCAGGAACGCCATTGGCAGAGTCAGAGATGCCGTGTCAGACGTGGCATCTACAATCCGCTCATTTCTGCATTTCTCAGTGCCTGACGAGGGACCACTGACAGAGTATGAGTCCTGGATGCCGGACTTTATGCAGGGATTAGCTAAGGGCATCGAAAAGAGTAAATCAGTGGTGGCTGATGCAATCGAGGGCGTGAGCAAAGACATGACCATCAATGCAAATGCAATGATGGACCAGAGCAACGCAAAACAGACAAACGCCATCATGAATATCACATCATTGCTGGCTCAGTATCTGCCATACCTGGCCAAGAGCTTAAACATCGAATGGGATACCGGAGGTGTAGCAGCGAAACTGGCAAGAGATATGGATAGAGAGCTGGGTATCCTGGCAGAGGAGGGAGGATTCCTATAATGGACGCTATTACAAACGGAGCCACGATTGAGATCGTGGCCACCGGCGAAAGATTCCACACTCTGAATGACTGGGGACTGGCTATAGGAAACAATGATTATATTGGAGATGTGGAACAGGAAAACTATTATGTGGACGTGCCTGGAGCGGATGGCTTTCTGGATTTCTCAGAAGCCATCACAGGCCGCCGCATATTCAAAAACCGCCCGATCAGCATCGAGCTGGGCGGTAAGAAACCAAGAGACAACTGGGATATTTTTATATCAGATCTTAGAAACCTTGTAGAGGGCAGAGAAATCAAGGTCATTTTCGACAATGACTCTGGGTTCTACTGGACAGGCAGAGCGTCTATCCAGGGGT